CAGGGGCAGGGGCAGGGGCATGGGCAGGGGCAGGGGCAGGGGCAGGTTTTCCTACAGGAGCTGCGGCGGTCTTTACAGCAACAGTTCGCTTACCTTCTGCCTTACTTATTGGCCTCAAACCAAGTCTAATAAATTCCTCATTATTGTCGCTGGTAAATCTCTCATTAGGATCTGCAAAACAACAAGGGAGTGACATTCCACTAGGATTCTTCTTCTTTTCAAGGAAACCGATATAGATTTGCCTCTCTGTTTCAGATCCAGGGCGAGTCTTACGTTGTAACACCGTCATATTGGGGTCTCGATCAGAATCCTTATCAAATGCATCAGGATCAACTAGAATACCTCTGCAAAAGGGGCATGAATTCACTGGTTTAGCTACCCCCTTGCGGTCTACAGCAGATTTAAAATCCTTATAACGAACCATTAGTCTGTCACGCACACAAAAGAGACGTGGGCAGAAATAATAGTTTACACGCTTAGCCTTAGACCCATATTTCACTAAGGTTATAATCTCTTTATTTTCTTCACTTGGGAAATCCTTACCATCAACTGTTCCAGAAGCATTTTCATCAGCTTTTGGCTGTCTCTTTGGAAACTTTCTTGAAGATGCATCATCAGGATATACAATAAATTCAATATCATCATCCTCTTCGTATATTGTCTTCATTTCTGCAAATTCGTCCTTATCTAAGACAATGGGCTGACGAGATTCATTTGCTGCACAGTGACTTACGTAGCCGCGTTCTCCCGTGCCTGCGGTTGGATAATTGAATACATCGGCATCTGCTGTTTTTAGTTTATCGATGTAGTATTTCTTTACCTTGATAGCCTTGTCGTCGGTTGGCTTCTTGAATGCTTCGGCTGCTTTTACATCTTCTTCTGTCATACCTGGAGGAATTACTAGGGTTGCCTTTTTTCCAGGACCGCCTCCAAAGCTGTTAGTGCTTACGCCGCCACCTCTTCTCATAAATTCAGGCACATTCTCATTATCTGGAAATGAAAATTCATCTTCGGCTTCATCTTCGGCTTCAGCTTCAGGTTGAGCTTCAGGTTGAGCTTCAGGTTGAGCTTCAGGTTGAGCTTCAGCTTCATCTTCAGCTTCAGTTTCAACTTCGGCTTCAGCTTTGGGTTGAGCTTGAGTCGCATTTATTACAGGAGCTGCAGCATCAGCTACAGTAGCTTGAGCTTCGCTTTGAGCTTCACTTTGAGCTTCACTTTGAGCTTCAAGAGTATTAGAACTTCCTGGAGCTTCTTCACTGCTTACAATTGCCTCAGGTAAAGCTTCAGTTAATTTCTTAAGTTTTAATTTCCTTGTTTTAGTTTTCTTAGGTTCAGGTTCAGGTTCAGGAGCAGGGGGTTCAGGAGTAGGAGCAGGAGCAGGAGCAGGGGGTTCAGGAGCAGGAGCAGGAGTAGGAGCAGGAGGTTCAGGTTGACCTTCGCTTTCAGCAATTGTAACTTGTTTCTTTACTTTAATCTTTTTTCTTGTTGTAGTTTTATTTGAAGTTAAAGGTAAGTTCACTGGTAAAGGAGCAACCGTTTCCTTTTTACTAAGTTTAATTTTCCTTGGTTCAGCAATCGTAGGTGCACGAGCAAGTTCAGTAACAGCAGGGATAATTTGAGGACTAGATTCTTTTACAGGCGCTTTTGCAGCAACAAATGTTCGTGCATTCATAAATTCAGGTATATCTCCTAGATCTTCGTCATGTTCGTCAGCTTGAGGTTCTCTACCTACTTCTAGTCCATCTACTGCAGGAGCAGATGTGGTTACAAGTGGTTCTGGTTTATCTTGAACTACTTGTTTAGTTGAAGGTAAAGCCGAAGGCAAATTACCGTATACTGGTGAAGGAATGGGTGAAGGGATGTGTGGAGGCACAGGAGCTCTATGTAAGGGTGCACGAACTGTTAAAGGTGGTGCTGCGGCTGCTGTGGCAGCTGCAGCTGCTGCGGCTGCTGCAGCTGCTGTCGCTGCTATGCCACTAGCCACTGTAAGAACCATAGGTCTCACTGTCGCCTTCGGAGCAACAAACCGATCCGCCGGCGCCGTCAGTAAGATTCCAAGAAGATTTGTAATTGTCTGATATACCTCAAAACTCTCTGCTCTGTAGATGTGTGCAGTATAGGTAGGATGTTGCGCGTGGATTGCAATATCAACTCCAGGATTCTTATTTAGAATATAATCTTTCGTCTCAGGAATTGCCAAGACATATTCGTTTTTCTGTGCCAGCCATGAGACTACTTGCTTTCTCGCTTCAGTAAGGGGGATCTGAAATTCATCTGCAACTCTCGGTGCCCATGTCTCCTCATTTGTTTCACCCGCTAGTAATTCATTGCTGCTTAGCTGCGTTAAAAAGGCAAAGATACGATCTTCACTAGAAAAATTACTCACACCCTTAAATCTTAACATTACCAGTGGCTGTTCATCGGGTAGCGGAGGGATTGACTGAAAGATAGATCCAAAATTCTTCAGACGCTTCTGTATCACTGCACGCGTAATCTGCGGATCTTCCCTATTTATACGAATCTTCAGAACAACATCGATTTGAGCCAGAGATGGATTCTGGGTCGCATAGGGTAAATCACCGAGTGCTGATGCAAGAATCTCAGGCGTAGATTCCAGATCACTCAGTGGATCTAGGAGTCTCTTTTGTTTCGGAGGCTGAATTAATAAATCAGAAGTTCCATCGTTCCATACTCTCATTGTGGCATAGAGAGGTAAATCATAGGAATCATTAATAGCAATCTTCATATACATACAATCCTTGCCTACATCCGGATTTTTATCTTGTTTCCATGTCATTAAAATATTAGGGTCGACCAGGTCAGGAATCGGCAGGCTTCCTTTTACGTGAATTTTAGTAAGTGGTTGTCCAGATCCAGGAAAAAAACGCATATATGGCATAGCGTGTGTAACACGTGTTCCAAAGAATAATATAGCAGGTCCTTCCCATCCTGACGGTGCATTATTCCACGCCCATCTCATAAATTTTACCCCATCAAGTTTGGGGAGTTGTAATTCACCTTCCAATGTTGTAACTAATTCATCTAAATAACGAATCTCATTGAGTGCAAGGGCTGTTTGATTTGCCTGTGCTATAATTATAGGCGTAATTGCCGAAGCACCCGTGCTATCAGGTAAATCCGATGGATCTAAATAAGGGAAATAGGGAACGATGCGCCCATAGACATCACGTTCTCCCAGAGGTCTTGGCCCAACAATGCGATCAACTAAATCAGTATAGAGGAATACATGAATTTCTGGAGCCTGTTTACCTTTATCTAATTCAAAAATATCATTCAGAGTCATTCTTACACGATTCAGTTTTCCAACAGATTTCTGGCTGCCTGCAGAATCAACAAAGCGTTCATCTGGTGGACCTGTCATTAATTCTAGGGGTGGGGGGAGGGCAAAGGAATGTTCATTTCCGCTACCACTTATCCCCTTCCATACAAGTTCAATTGGCTTGAAATTTTCAGAATCACCATCTTGTTTTCCTAGAAATACGAGTGAAGGTGAGAATGCTGGATCCCTTTGACCCTTGCCTATCTGGGTAGTATTCCATAAGGCTAGTTTAACTTCATATAATGTGAACCATCTTGGAAATGGGCCTAGGCTCATAGAAGATATGCTTGGCGTTGTTTGACCGGGACTGAAGCGATATATTTTTAAATTTAAGGTTTGGTCTATAAATCCCTCCATTAATTGAGGTTCAAGGAGGGATTTGAATTGTGATCCTAGATCAACTGACATCTATCGTCATGTGTTAATTTTAGCTAGTATCATTCTCGCATTAGATTGTATATAATTTATCCAATAGATCCTATTTTTATAGGATGACCTGTATTAGGGGTATCCTTTGATGCATCATATTTAGGCTGATCAGTAATTTTTTCTCCACAGTATGTCACTGGATGTGCGCGGAAATCCTGATACTTGTAGATCTGAATTGCTTCAGATTCTCTTAGGAGCCACCCGAAGTTATTCCAGAATTCAGGACCATGGCTTGCAACCGTCGGAGGAGTAATTACGTGACCCATTTCATGTAGGGCAACAAAGACCATGACATTTTCATCAACAAGATTCTCTTTGTCTTCATCACGCTGTCTTAGACATAAGTGTATACTATCACCCTTGTTCACACTGTATGAAATGTGCTCAGCATCTGGAGTAGCCTCATAGAAGCGCTTTGGATCTGCTTCAAATTTCTCATTTAGCTGAATTACCTGAGGCTTACCGGGATATCTTTGCCGGAGGACTGATATGAGTTTCTGCAGTTTAGCTCTTACTCGTGCTAGAAGATCTGCAGCTTGTTGTTTATCTGGCATATCACGAACATTATACATGAGTCCATCAACCTTACTACGCACCTGGACAATGGGATAACTTGATGTTGCATTGTGAATCATCCCCCAGACACCAGACATAACGGTATCCATTCTAAACCAATATAAGATCTTAGAGAGATCTTATATACGTTTTTTAATTGGCTTTTTAAAAAAATCCATCAAAACAATGTTTAGGCGATTTCGCTTAAGCGATTTCAAGAGAGCGCCTGTTAGTATCAGGCTCAATAGTGCTCTGATTGAACACAGACACTGCCACCTGGGGGTTAGGGGGCTCAGAGCGCAGCTGGTAGTTGGCATTACGCATGCTCTGGCCAACGGTGTTGATACCAATTAGTGCACCAGCGCTCAGGAAGTTCTTACCCTTGAGGGAACCTGTGCCCATAGGGTTCTGCTGAGACCACACGCTGTTCTGGTCCTTGGGTAGCAGCTCACCAGGCGTTAGCTGATCACGAGGGTAGCAACCCTCAGGCTTCTCAGAATCGCCGAAGGAAGCAGGACCCTCCATACCGCCTTCATTAGCAAAGCCCTCGGCCCTGTTAGGATTAGCATATGCTGCATCCATCGTTGCGGGACCACTTAGACCGGGAAAGCTAGGCTCTTGACTTCCAAGGGATGCAGGAGAAAGTGTTGCCATAAATCCATCCTTACGACCTAAAAGACCGCGTAGAGAAGGGTCGATGAGGTATACTGCAAATGCGACAACCGCCAGGGCAACTAAACCTAATACAATGTCACGAGTTGATACACCTGCCATTTATTCTGTTAGCATTGTATAAAAAAGATAACATTTATTCATCTTCCAAATCTGAATCCGGAGGCATTCGCCCAGTAGCTTCGAAATATTGCATGCGAATCTGCTCTGCCTCAACACGGGCCTTTGCGGCCCGGAGACGCGTTAATAAATATTCCTCTTGTGATTGCTGGGAATCATCAACAAGCTCAACTGGGGGGAGATCCGATTCGGCAACTTCCACCTCGTCTCCATCCGAGGATCCCTCCGAATCTGAATCAAAGGCAATTTGTGGACTTGATACTACGTGAACAGCCGGGTTCCATACGAGTGTTATTTGCTTAGGAGTCAAAAGTAGGGTATTTAGAACAGCGGCGTTCTCATTTTCCTTGGCGAGTCGTAAAAATGTATGCCTCACACGTTTCATTAATTGATCATGAGATGGGAGCTTAGTAAACCAGTTTCCAGATGCACCTTCATCAATGAGTTTATGGATAATAGTATCAGTTACATTTTCAACTGCATCAAGATCATTAAATGTGGTGCTTCCATTTGTATCCTTTTTGATTAAAACTTGCGTGTGTTCGTATACAACCGGTAATAGATTGATTACATAATGACTATTTGTCTGATCCCAGACAGGAGGGTTAAAGGTCATTCTCTGCGTTTCCCTATTAATTCAAGTTTAAATGGGCAATGTTAGATATGTCATCTCCACCCGGGACTATGGTTAATATGTTAATGGACCGGATTGTTCAAAAAATACAGGAGCCTACGAATCGTGAGAAGATTCAGAAACAAGTGGTAGATCCGTTATTTAAATATATTCTTAATTACATGTTTCCCTATATTGCATTGATCTGTATCACATTTTTAATTATAGTATTAATGTCTACTACGAGTGTTATCTTACTTGTTTTGAAATTGTATAGTCCTACGCCTATGCCTATGCCTACGCCTATGCCTATGCCTATGCCTCTGTCTGAACCTATAGCCGCGTTAGCAGAATCTCTTATAAATACCACACCCTAATAAATGAATCAAGAAGCTCTTGCGCATAATGTTCGTGGATGGGTGCACTATGATAATTTGACTACTACCCTCCAGAAACAAGTGACAAATGCTCGTAAACAACGTGATTCATATGAGGAGCAAATTGGTGGATTATTGAAAGAATATCAAATGCCAAATGCCGTAATACAAATCTCCGGAGGTCAATTACAACTACAAGAAGAAAAGGTAACCCCTAGTCTAACAATGAAGGCTCTTCACGAATCAACCCTCTCTTTTTTTAAGGCGCGTCCTGAACTTCCAAATCCCGAAAAACTCACAAAGGAATTCCTTGAACATATCAAGATACAACGCGGTGGTGCATCAACTACGTCGCTACGACTCAAAAAATTGAAAGGGCCCGCGCCCGCAGTATAAGCACACGAGTATCTATATATTCTAGTATGGCTTCTGTTGCCTTTACTAACTGGAAGCAGCAGGTTACGTATATGGGTAAGGGCTCTAATGAGGGCACCATGGAAGAGGCGATTCTACACTTCTTCTATGATGGTCTGAGCCCAATGATTAAGCATCTTGGCTACAAGTGGAATACAAGTGAGCAAGATATTGCCAAGAGGTTCATTCAACTCTGTTATATGATTGATACGACTAAGCGTGATGCGCACAAGTATTCTTTGCAAGGACCGGAGCCACAGCATCGCGATTTGAAGGAAGATCGCGATGTCTTTGATTACTTCCTTGACACATTTGCCTTCAATGATTTTCTGGAGGAGTGGTCTCATTGCCCGATCATTGGAACCGCATTTGATTATTTGCTCAAGGAATTCTGCTATTGCTGGATTGATGTTACTGCAGGTGCCCCAGGAGCAATGACTCAGAGAATCCTAGAGGCTGATGAGGAGGAGGATGGTGAGGAGGAGATTGCAACAACTGAGGTTCTTTCTAGGAGAAATTGGTCACTGTATTAGATGTAGGATCATTATTCAAGAGTGCATGGTTCGTTTTTTGTTTGCGTTTAAGAATCCCAGTGCTCCTTGTTGAATGGTAGAATACCTAAGCTATCAGATCCCTCCTTGAAGCGCTGAACCTTCTTCTCGAATTCAAGGCCAGATACTGTTAGAGGGCGTGTAGATCCTGCGGAAATTGCATTCGCATCATGCTGGCTCTGTGATGGTTTCTTTCCTACACATGTTACACCGAATTTCAGCTCAGGATTATCAAAGTATCCTCCATTTACTCCTGGCATTCCACATGCACCCTTCTGGTCTTCAGGTCCCTCCTGTAGTTCTTCATATGATGACTTCTGTGTAGGATATACTGCCATCTGACCCTTTACCCATCCATAGTTGCACCAGTCAGCACCTTTTTGCCATGCCTGTTTCACCTGGTCATATGTAGCTAGCTCAGCGCCAAGGGCCTTGCATAGAGGTGCTGCGTCATAGTAAGTATAATCATTCTTGCTTACTGTAAATACATCCTTTGCCGGAGGAAGCAGTTTATCTACTACCTGTTCCATTCCACTACGTTGCGTAGTTGTATGATCTTGTGGAGGCACTGGAGGGGCAGTTGGAATGTCTTCCTGCTTTACTTCAGGTGGTGCACCATTTCCAGTTATCCATAGATTCAATTGATCTGTCATAGATGTGATAGCATCTGAAAAGGCATTGTAGAAATAGTAAAATAAAAAGAGTGCTAAGATAAAAAATCCCATAAACCACATCAGAGGTGTATTCATTGTAGAAGCTGTGGAAGATGTGCCAAAAAGAGAACTATTTGTCTTAGTTAAATTTCTTACTGAATTTGTTGGCAAGGCAACTAGACTATTCATTCCTCGAACTGAGCTGTTCATATCTATTTCAAGTTATTATAAAATATCAAGGTTTGATACTTTATAATGACATACATTGGCTACTTTTTAGAGGGAATTATCTTAAGGAAAGCGAATCCTCTAGAGGGAATCCTCGGGTGTTGTGCGATTACCTCCACGACTTGCAATCACCTGGCGCTGATCAGGTGTTGTGCATACGCATCCACCATCGCAGGCAAAGGAAGAAGGGCAGCACTCTGGCTTGCACTGGTTATTCTTGAACATGAACAGGGAATCAGGGCCGGGCTGAAACGCGGGGCCATTCAGAGGTTCATTAGGAGTATTGCACTTCCACTTGCTTACTCCATCCGGGCATGTGAGACTTACTCCATCAAAGGGTCCAACTTTTGCATAGGTATCCTTAGTGCCACCAGCATTTTCCAGGTAATAGGATACGAATCCTTCAGGTGTCGCACCTCTTATGAGGCTACTACGAGAAACTAGCATTGCGGCAATTACTAAGAGAATCATTCCACCTAGAAACATTAACTGCTTCATCTTCTTCTTTGTCCGCATCTTTTTTATTTGGGTTAGGCGTTGATATTTGAGGGTTACTGTGCCTCCTTTTCAAGAAGGGTTTCGGCGGAGCCTAATCCTTCTTCTCAAGAAGGGTTTCGACCCTCGAAGAGGGTTACTGTGCCTCCTTTTCAAGGAGGCACTCGACCCGGGCGTGGGAATCAAGTATCTGCTGAGAACCAACCTCCGTAAAATCGCGCACTATGTGTTCACTAGACGAATTTATCTGTAATCTAAAACTTCCCGATTCCGTAATAAGTTGCAATCCTGTCCATGTGACATTCTGTATTAAGCCACGTGGATGCGTCCATGTTCCGTCATAATTTAGAAACCAATTTCCATCCGTTATACGATTATCCTTCCTTCCAATTGCCGTGTGAACTGTGCGCTCGCAAATTCCAGTGACTCGGGTCCATCCAATTTCATCGCGAATTTGATCACCTACTTTGACCTCACGCAGATAACGCCATCCTCCCTGATGAATAAAGACTTTGAGGCAAGGATCTAAGCATGGGGCAGATGTGGGAACCATTGCTTTACTAACGCGGTCTCCGTTTAAGATTCCATTTGCCACATCCTCCCAGGCCGTCTCAGCCACTCTGGAATCTGGAATTTCATCCCAATCTAAGAATCTTAGTGCCCCTCTTAAACCCATAACCGGAATCTCACGCCTATCTGTAATAAGTGTCCACAGGGTTTGCTCCTTTAGCAATGATGCAACTGCTCTAGGATGATCCTTCACATATATTATGTCATTGTTGTGATACAGACAATGGTATCCACTCACTAAGATGCCATCTATGTTATAAAGTTTCTCTCCAGGAACTTCAACCACTGCTTGAACTAGAATACCATCGCGCAATATATCACCAGGCTTCAATCCACTTATGGGCTGTAGATCACCATTCTTCATTATTACAGGGGTATCTCGCGCAAAACAGAATACAGATCCCATAGGTCCTGTAGATCCTGGCATAGCGGTCTCAATTCCTGAAACCGTTATAAGAACTAAAACTAGGAAAGGTAAGATAGGCAGAAAGAAAATAAAAGCAAGGCCCATTAAAATATAAAGAACAATCATAATTACTTTTATTATAAAATCAATTGAATTCATAAATACAGTCTGTAGTGAAATTGCCATATAAAGCGAAGCAACCGCAGTTCCTGCAGCCTTTTTCATGGCCATATATAAGTGTTGAAATATCCTGGAAGCGAGTGAGCCAATTTGCTTAAATTTTGCAAAAAATTTAGTCATTAGTGTAGAGAAAGGTGAATATATCGAATTTAATTGCATCCTTTGAATCTTAAATACTTGTGTCAGAATATCAGTTGCACCTACTTGTTTTTCTAAGACATCAAAAAGGTTTCCAAATATCGATTTCAAATAATTGTTTGATTTAGATGAAATACAGAAATTGAAATTTTCTGAAGCAAACTCTGAAGATGTTCGTGAATCACTGTCTGGTTTATACATGAATGATGTGAATAGAACATCAAAATCACATCGGCGTTCAGGCCAATGTGCCATTACATCCTTTCTTGAAGAATCACTAAATATACTTATTAGTCCAAATAATAATGCTAAATTAAGAATTACAAAGAGGTATTTTGCCTCCATCTATTGTAACTTAGCATTATCATATTTTAGTCTTGAGCGTAGATCTACTTTAATAAGGTATCTGCATAGAGTTTCTTTGTATCTGGACTATATACTTCCATTGCATCACGTATAATAAATCCACCTTGTATCTCATATTTTGCACCGGGACTTACAAATAGTGCAATTACTTCAGTAGGCCCAGAAATTGCATCAGGAAGCATGGAATATGCTCGTGCCCATTCACTCTTTTTCGCATCCCAAATGAGTGCGCCTCGTGCAATACGTTGGGTATTAGAAAGCCTAGAAAATTTGCTTACCTCAGAAATCTGTATTCCAACAACTGTATCCTGCTCAGTTATTTTCTCACCAAGTTTAATATCATATAGAGGCTTGAACCCCTCAAGGGTTTTAACCATTGTTGCCGATGGACACCCTATGTCATAAGAAACATCAGGGTGTGGCGTTGGTCTTCTACGCCCATTTAATGCAGTATCTACCCACGCCTGTGTTTCAGCATTCGCTTCATCTGTCTCGTCATAGTCCGCGAAGATATAGTCGCCTATTGGTAAAATGTGATCATGTGTTGTTAAACAAATCAGCGGCCTTTCTATACCACCTGACCAAGGATCTGCAGGTTTAGCGTCAGGATGATCCTTAGCCATTACCCATTTTCCATTGAGTTTTACAAAATGATTTGAGCTGACTAGTATTCCTGAACCTAACTCAACCATTGTTTGACCAGTTGCGGCGAATTTATAGATTGTATCGACCCTATGCCCCCCTTGAAGAATATCATTAACTAACACATCGGAAATTGGTATAACTTCGCCTGATTCCAGAAGCATAGGTTGTTCTGGAGGAAAGCAAAATGTATCAATAAATCGGAAGATGAAACTATCTCCAAAATTTTGTATACCAGTTAGTGCTGAGATTCCCATATAGACAACCGCAAACATTGTTCCATAAATACGATACATCATAGCTTTCATTCTTCCTGCAGTAAGCTTGACTCGACCCATAAGAGCAGTCATGCGAGCCTTAAATTCACTTATAATCTTAATAATTCCTCCTACTAGTGTTGCAAGCATAACACGAAAAGAATTTGCAGATTCCATTAGGTTTGATAGAATATTAGTAAATCCGAACATACCAGATGCAAATGGCCCAGTTACACCCTTTGTGCTATCTTGAATTTTCTGTTGAAGACAGAATTCAAAATTCTCATTAACATTATGCCCAAATAATCCAGCAAGAATCATATATTGTGGCTGACATCGATATTTTGGCCAGTTATTTCTAATTTCAGACATGTCTGAAAAATTTTCGATTAATATAAATATTCCTATAGCCACTGCTATTAAGAAAAATGCTAAAATATAGGGAACCGGATATTTTTCTTGAATAACAGGGGCTGTGGGTCTTGTAGAATCCATAGCTCTTCTTATTTTCAAGGTATAGTATAATTCAGAGATGAGATACGCTATATTACATATGTAATTCATAGTTACTTCTTACCCAGTCGCGGTCCTCCTTGAATACACTTGCCGCCTTTGGAACTCTGTATTTAGAAAGCTTTGCAATGATATCTAACTTATGGTAAACTCCCAGGGCTCCGAATTCCTTAATTGCCTTTTTCAGAGCTTCGCGTCTTTCTTCACGATCTTTGACATAGACATACCCATGCTTCTTGAGTTCACCCTTTCTTAGATATCCAACAACCTTATCGGGAGCCGGAGCTTTTACCTTGGGATCGCCTCTATCCTTTACACAGCTGGCTTTAACATATACTGATTTTTTACCAGGTTTAATATGATATTCTTTACCAGAATGTTTCTTTACAGTGTAACCCTTCTGCATTACATTTGAACCAAATCGTCTTACATACCCCTTGCGTGAAACTTGTCCTGGTGGGCAATGAAGTGTTTTATTTGGTGACTTACCAATGGCTTCAAGCCTGGCATTTTGTCTATGCTGCATACGTTGTGTGAAATGTTTTCTGGATTCTGCATATACTGTCTGTGCTTTTACGCATCTAGGAGGAACACGGTGTCCCAGCTTTGATGTATAGGAATTGCGTTTATGGAAGCCTGGTGGGCATCCTTTTGGTTCTTCATAGGGAAGTGACCCACCCATATCTATAGTTATGAGTTATTTTCTAATTCAGCTTCATGTTTTGGACTTTTGTTAAAGTGATTAATCGTAAAGGCTTGTTGAAGGCAATCTAGTATTTCTGCACGGATTGCCATATTCTTTATACACTCCATAAGTTCATCTGGCCAATGTAATGCTGTTAGGGCTTCGGTATTTTCATCTGTAATTGCTCTACTTAACTTTTGCTCTAGTTCTTCCAGGTTGTTTTTATATGCAACAAGCTCTTCAGCATTTTCAATTGTATCAGAAGGTTGGGAATTTATATTTTTTTCATACGCTTCCCTTTTAGTCTTAGCAATCCATTCATTTACCTTTTTAATACATGTGTCTTCTTCTAAGATCATGATTCTATTTACCCGTAGTATTTTAACGGTGTTTTCTAAGCGAGAGATATAGTGCAAGAAAACTTAGCATTACTAAACCAATAAACCCACTTATAGGGTTTCTGGTTCTACGATGAACCTTCATATTAAGTAATGACTCTGGAAACTTTATCTTAAACCCCTCCTTCTTGCATGTCTCTGTTCCAAGAATCCATGGGCTATAGACTTGATTACGAAAGCCTTCATTTAATGGCGGGGGTGGATCATAGAGTGTATCCGCCTTTATCTGATCAGAAGATGCTTTAATTCGTAAACCTAAAGACGCTACTGAGTTAGGATCTTGAAATGCCATTGGGTTTCCGGAAGAAGGCCCTAGTATAGGGACCTTTGTAACTTCAGGATTAAATGGCTTTTTTGGTGGAAATGACATATCTATTCTGATGCGCTATTTTTACATACATTGATTCCTCCTGGAAATAAGATGAGTAAGGTTGGTATGGATCCTACATCTGTTAAGCAGCTATCTGAGAAGGCCGCAACTGAGCCAACGCGGTTCAATGCAACTGAGAGATCCGCCTTCATTAAGGACAGTGTTCTAAAGATTGGAAAAATGCTACAGGATAAGCACAGCCTTGATGATGTGAAGGCAGTATTTCCCGAATTCTGCGAACAGTATCCCAATATTCTGGAAATGATTACTAGACCAGAGGGTTACGACCATCAGTCTCTTAATTTAATGATTCGAATGCTGGAAAAGATGGGTGCAGGTGCCGCATCTCAGCACGAAGCGTCTATCCAGGTGGGCCAGCATCTTCTAAATGCCTATGTGAAGCCACAATTAAATTCCACGGAATAGGATTGGCCTTGTTTACTAAGGCAGACCCTAGGCCAAGATTGCGAGTAGGAATCTGAAATTGTTTACACCATTGCACAGAATGTTCCTGGATTTGCGACCATTGTAGTTCTGGCTTAGAATTCCATTCGTCCTTGTGTGAAACTGCATAGTGTAATGCTGATATTTGCTCATCCATAAAATATGCAATAAGGCCATTAATATCTGATGAAATTTCTTTAGGAATTTCTGTAAAAATGGAAGTCATGTGCTTGAATCCACAGGCATATGCGTTCCGTATTTCTACCAATGTCTTAAAAATCCAGCCTGGGGCGATTTTATATCCGCGCCCGAGAAAGTATTTTTCTGCATTGCAAGGTCGACTAAGACCTGGTTTATATAGTGTCCAATGATCAAAACATGAGGCTAGGAGGGCAAGTAAATCCGTGGTAGCTCTTGATTCGGTATCGAATATTTTCAGAATAAAGTCGCCACCACGTGAAAGTGTTTGTAGGCCAATCAGAACTGATGATATTAGGAGAGGGAGGACTTCTTCCTCCTGAGTCCCATAATGTTCACTGAAGTCGAAGCCGCCATCTGCAGTGAAAATCTGGCACTTGGCTCGCGTCTTTTCTAAGAAGGCTCCTTGATTCAGTGGCACTAAGATATCGCCAGTGTCGTCGGCACCATACTCAATATTGACCATCGGAGATTTCTTTAGAAAATGATAGGCTCGTTTCCATCCTGGGATATTCGTCTTTGTTGGTCTTAGGGTCATCGCCCATGCATGCTCAACAGTGAATGATTGTCTAGATGCTAAATAAATTAGGGCTTCTATAAATCCACCGGGTCCTTCACAGACATGGGCGGATTTCAGTGCAGATTTATTGCTGACATGCCTTCTAAAAAAATCCATGACGGTGAGAATTTCCACCATCTTGAAAAAGGATCTGCTTAGAGGCTTGAGGCTGCAAATGGATTGAGGAATTCGCTGATCTTGGCTCTGTGAAAAGACTAATTCATAAGGATTCGATGTGCGTTTTAAGAATTCCCATTCACCAGCTTTATCTAGAACCTCAATCTCTTGTTTTAATGTGTCTAGCCTAGTAGCTGGTCTACTTTCCTTCTCATCCTCCCATTTGGGATTTGGTCCAGAAAGCCAGGATGGAGTTTGCCAGGAAAGCCACTTTACATGCTTCCATGGGGGTTTTACTGTGGGCCAAGACATACTTGTATTTATTGGGGGCTGTTTAGCCCTGCTTTACAGGGTGTAGCCCTGCTTTACAGGGTGTAGCCCTGCTTTACAGGGTGTAGCCCTGCTTTACAGGGTGTAGCCCTGCTTTACAGGGTGTAGCCCTGCTTTACAGGGTGTAGCCCT